GTATTTTTAGACTGACGAAGGTCTTGATGTATTACAAAATATTACAAACAAATTGTAATATCCTTAGTTATTTTTATATGCAAAGAAAAGAGGCCTGAGATATGACCTCTTTTTTTTTATTACTTTTGTAAAAAATATATCCTATGATAAATAGCGTAAGAAACACAGTTTTATTTCTGTTGAATAAAGACAATCGAGGATACATTGCTCCTTCTGAATTTGATTATTTTGCAAAACAAGCTCAGTTAGAAATATTTGAGAATTATTTTTCTGATTATTCTAGAGCCGTTTTATTACAAAATCAAAGAAAAAGAGCTTTGGGATATGGAGATAGTGTCGTACAAATACAAAACAAAATAGATCTTTTTGCAACAAGTGCAACTCTACAGTATACTGATGTAGGTTCTGTAAGTGTTGGTGGTGAAGATGATTACTTTTCTTTTCCTTCTAATTTATACAAGCTTATTAATTTAACTTACAATGGTAAGGTATTACAAGAGATACCAAAACACAAGTTTGATATGATTGTGAACAGCAATCTTAGCTCACCAACTGTTACTTACCCTGTATTTAAAAGAGAAGGTGTAAAGGTTTTTGCAAGACCTTTAAGTATTTACTATACAGCCTCAACTCCTCAGAATTCTGAAATAGCTTTAAAATGTAATTACATTAAAAAACCATCAGATCCGCATTGGGGTTACAATACTATTTCATCAGATCCTGTTTATAACAGTGATACTTCTGTTGATTTTGAAATATCAAGCTCCGATGAGACAGAGCTAGTAATAAAGATATGTAAGTTTGCAGGTCTGAGTATAAGAGAAAAAGAAGTATTAGAGGTTACTAATGCTATAGAAACTCAAGAATTTCAAAAACAAAACACTTAATTAGATGCCAAAAATAGGACAAAGCATAACGCAAAGAGAATATTACCAAAATAATGGTAGCGATCCTTCAAGTGAAAACTGGGGAACTTATCAGTATTTATTGTTAGAGGACATAATTAATAATTTTTTATTAAGTTATGTAGGAGACGACAAGGTAATTAACAAAGTAGATAGAAACGAGGTTGTATTTCACGCTAAAAGGGCTATACAAGAGCTTAATTATGATGCTCTAAGGGAGATAGTCGGATTTGAAATACAAGTGCCTGAAACGCTTAAGGTTCATTTACCGCATGATTTTGTTAGTGCAGCAAAAATATCCTATGTAGGCGACGATGGAATGACACACCCTATTCCACAAAATTACAATTCTAAAATTACAGATTCCTATTTACAAGATAATTCTGCTAGTAGAAATATTTTAATGGACAATGATGGTAATGCCTTGAAAGGTACTGCTATAATTGAAGATAATTGGAAAGCTAACACAAATGACAAGTTAACTGAACCAGACTCTTATGCTTTAGGAAAAAGATTTGGTATAGACACAGGTTCTGCTAATCATAATGGAAGTTATCTAATAGACAAAAATAAAGGTTATATATTATTCAGCTCAAACTTAAAAGATAAAAACATAATTATTGAGTATGTTTCTGATGGTTTATATGGTTATGCTGATAGTGAAATAAAAGTACACAAACTTGCAGAGACTTTTATGTATGATTATTTGCAATCTACTATTTTAAAATCTAAGTTTGGTGTTCAGGAATATATTGTTAGAAGAGCTCAAAAACAATCTTCTGCGTCTTTAAGAAATGCAAAAATAAGACTGAATACTATAAAATTAAGCGAACTAACTCAGATATTAAAAGGAAGAGATAAGTGGATTAAATAATATGAAATTAAGTAGCAATTTTTCAAAAGGAAAACTCAACAAAGATGTTGATGAAAGGTTAGTCCCAAAAGGGGAATATACTGATGCCTTAAATATTCGTGTTTTAAACTCTGAAGGTTCCGATGTTGGAGCTGTAGAGAATGAAAAAGGTAATACAAAACTAACTTTTAATTCAGAGTCAGACAATCCTATGTGTATTGGATCTGTTTCTGATGAAGCTAATGAAAAAATATATTGGTTTGTTGTTAATGATTCAGGACACTCTTTTATATATGAATATGATGTTATAAAAAAATTTAGTGCAGTTGTATTAGCTGACACAAGATCTGGTGATGATCAAGTTTTAAATTTTAATAAATTAAATAAAATTACAGGTATAGATGTAATTTATAATATCGTATCTAATAAAAATTTATTATTGTTTACTGATGGTATAAACCCCCCAAGAAGTATAAGTATTGAAAGAGCTAAAGGTTATGGAACAAATAATTTTGATGAAGACGATATAAATCTTTACAAAAAACCACCAAGAAACGCACCTACAGTTTCACCTTATAATACGCCTAAAATAGACGAAAACTCTGTTAAAGAGAGGTTTTTTTCATTTGCGTATAGATATAAGTATTTGGATGGAGAGTATTCTGCATTATCTGCTTTTTCTAATTATCAATTTATTCCTGGTAATTTTGATCTAGATTTTAGCACCATGGAAAATAAAGCTATGGTTAATGTGTTTAACGCATACAGAATCAAGTATAACACGGGTGATAAAAGAGTCACTGATATTCAAATATGTTTTAAAAACCCAAAAGAGGGTATTGTTTATGTTATAGATAACATTAATAAAAAAGAAAATTATTTTGTAGATAATGTTGAAAAAACAATTTCATTCAGTAATAAAAAAATATATAGAGCATTACCTAAAGATGAAATAAATAGAATATTTGATGATGTACCTCTTACTGCAAAAGCTCAAGAGTTTATAGAAAATAGATTAGTTTTTGGAAACATTACCAGTCAGTATGATTTGCTAGAAAATGAAACTGATACAAATGTAATTAGAATTGATTATAAAGCAGAAAAAGTATCATCTCCTCAAGAAGGAACAGAAGGTACTACAAGTATTGATAATACAGAAAGGAAACTAACTTTAGACCTTACAAATAAATCTTTAAGTAAAGGGTCATATCTTTTGATCGGAGCAGATTTAGCTTCTGATGAGGCAGGAAGCTCCCCAAGTACATATTTTAACGGAACTTTTACTGGAAATAACGCTATACAACTAAGTAAAACTTATTCTAGTGCGAGTGAATTAGCAAGCTCTGATGATTTTGTAGAGCTTCTTACATATCTTACAGGTAACTTTGTTCAAAATGTAAGTTCAACTCCACCACCAAATAATTCTACAACAAGTTATGGAGAGTTTTCTGTAGATTCTTCAACTTCTACAAGTATAGTCTTACTAGCTCCATCTATAATTTATGTTGATTCAAGTTCTACATCTTTTACAGAAAACTTTGAGTTTCAAAGTGAATCTTTGTACACATTAAGACCTTCAACTAATAATTTATCTTTAAAAAGTAATAGGAGCTATGAGTTTGGTTTAGTTTATTTAGATAAATATGGTAGATATTCAACCATTATACCAACTACAAGCACTGTAGGAAACGATTCTTCTGAAATATTTGTACCTGTTGAAAATGCTGTAGATATAAATTCTGCAAAGCTTACTATAAACAACAAAGCTCCGTATTGGGCAGATAGATTTAAATTTTTTATAAAAACAAATAGAAATTTACACTACAACATATATAGTACTTTTTACTACGAAGATGGTTTGTATAGGTGGATTTTACTTAGTGGTAATAATATTGGTAAAGTAGAAGAAGGCACTAATTTAATTGTTAAGTCTGATGACAATGGCCCATTAAACAGAGAAGTAAAAGTAAAAGTTCTAGAAGTTTCACACAAAACTAAACTAGATGAGGAGGTTACAAGATTTAATGGTGATGATGCTGATGAGGGTTGGATAGAAGGTAATAAAGATGCTTTTGATAATCCTATAAAAGAAAGACCAGGTGTTTACATGAAAATAAAACCCGTTGGATTTTCTATGGATTTTGACCCATATAATTATGCAGAGTACGAAGGAAGCGATAGAATTCCATGGGGTCTTTTTAGTTCAGCTAATCAAGGGTTTGCTAACGTAACATTACCTGAAAAAGATGAGTTTGGATTAGCACAGTATTTAGATGGATCCAATTATGTTAATTTAAACATAACTAAAGGTAGTATTATCAATATTAAATTTGATGCTTGGGAAAGACAAGATGCTGAAGGCGATGATTCTAAGTATTATGAGAAAGAATTTATAGTTTCGGGTGACTATACAGGAGACGCCACTACATCAGGATTTGAAAAGTTTTTAATAGAAGAAACGGCTTGGGAAAAACCAGTAGGTGAAACTTACTATACCGATAAAGATGAACAGTTTTATTTAACATTTAGTAAGACAGGGTCAGGTTCTGCAACTAGACACAGAGTTAATGTACAAACTACTGAGTATACTAGACAAACAGAAACAGGGTTTTTAGATGCTAAAATAAACCTCATGTTAGTTGATGGTATTACAATATTTGAAACAGATCCTGAAGATTTAGATAGTGATGTTTACTATGAAACAGAACAAACTTTTGATATTGTTAATGGTTTTCATGTGGGTAACACACAAACACAAACTTCTTCAGTTCCTGGAATATGTGATTTAACTATTGGTAATTGTTTTTCTTTTGGAAATGGTGTAGAAAGTATACAAATTAGAGACGAAAGATTATCTCCTTTTTATGATTTAGATTA